AATACAAGGGTTTTTGAAATCTGTAGCCATACATTCTGCAATATGGATTTATCCGCTCCACTATCTACGTCTAAATGAAGTTCTAATCCCCTGTTATTTACTCTTTCACCTGTCAAGTTGTAAATACTCATAAAGCGCTTTTGACCGTTAAAACTCGTTGGTTGTTCGTGTTCTTCAATAAGTTCAACATTTGTAAAATCAGTACCTAAATTATCTTGATATTCTCGTGCCGATAAGTTAAGGGGTAAGCCTTCCGCTTCAAGTGTATTTACATACTGCTCGGCAACGTTTGACACTTTGACTGGAAATAGGAAGCGGTCATTCACTTTAACATTATACGCTACATCGTCAGCGTCTCCTGTTTCTTGAATATCACTTTTGAAATCATTGATTAATGAATTATGGCGGTCTGCACTGTCTGGTTCATTGTGGGCGATTTTAATCATTGAAATGGCTTTTCCTGCTCCGCCTAGATTACGTGTAAATGAAGGATTTGAATTATAATTTACATTCGTTCTAATTAATTGATGTTCGAAAAATGGTAATGACATCGTGGCATTTTGACTAGCAAAATTATTCATCGTATCAATATCATAATATATATAATCGGCAATTAATTTCGGTGTATCTAAATCTACATTAAACACTGGAAGAGTTCCGCCTGATGGGGTACATATTCTATGTGCGTTTGTATCTTCTAGAAACAATTCAATAATTACGGGTTGGTCTATCATATATAACGGTAATTGAGTAAATCTAAGTGAAGGAAAAAGCGTTGATAAATCCATTACAAAATCCGAACCATTGCGTAAATCTTGATTATCATGAATAGTGGTTTTTACTTTATCTCCTGCTGGTGCTTGTCCGTCAGTTCCTAGTGTAAGTTCAAACTCTCGCCCTAAATCATAAGATAACTTAGAGGCAATTTCAGAACCATTTAATGCTCTGCCAACAATAGAAGGCACTTTTTGAGATTTACGAGCATTTACGAAACCAGTTTTAATACGTTCTTTTCTTAGTGCCGTATCATTTCCTAGCATCTGGTTTTCATAAGCACTAAGCAAACCGAAGGAATCGGTAGAATCTAAAATAGTTGTTCCTGCTCGAAGTACGCACTTCTTGATTAAACTATATATTCCTGTAGGGAAAGGGAAAAAGGCTTTATGACTATCACCGCTCAATTCCATTGATAAGGAAATTTTACTATTGCTGTGTAGAATACCCTTTCTATCCAATACAAAACGAATATAATCATTTCGTGATACTGTGGGGTCTAAAATTGAAGTATCTACGTTTTGCGTTTGCTGAAAATTCCTACAATTAGGTTTTAATAGGTCGGGGACTTGTGCCTGAGTACATCTTTTAGGGTCGGCAATTAAAGGATTAAGAGCCTTAATTTCAGAATTTAGATTTTTTGACATATTATTTATTTAATATAAATATTTTTTATTGTAAAGAATTTATTTTATTAATAGATTTTCAAAAAGGATGTTTGCCATAGATTTTTTTAAAATCTATATTAATTGAGAACTTTAACGCCTTCGGGTGAAAACATTAAAGTATTACGAGTATGTACGAACATATAAGCACTATTCGGGAAGTCAGTATTTAAATCGGTTGTAAATTGAACGGTGAAATTCCCTCCAACCATATTTAAACCTTCGTCAGAGTAATAATCCATTCTAAGCCCAACACCATAAACAAAATCGCCCTTGGATTTGTCGGCTTCGTCGCTAAAGGACTGTGCTAGATTTGTATTAATGGGTGATACATCCGTATTAGATAGATTAGCAAAATTTCTTACTGCACTAATAAAATTACGTGTAATTTGAGAGTTAAACATTGTTTGGTCTTCTGCTTCATTATCTTCTATAGGATATTGTAGTTGAACCTTAACGCCATTCTGCAAAAATTGTAAATCTTTAATCACTGCTGGGGAAGTTGCCGATTTCATAACTGGAAGATTACGAGTTCCTGACTTTTCATAATTATTCGTGTTCTCGCTAGGAATGAACGTTACCCAAGCGCCGAGAGTTTGAGATGTTCCAAGGTTAAAATTAAGTGTAGCAAAAGCACTATTAATTACCGAATAATACGATTGAATACTATTATACATAAATTGTGTAGGTGGCTTCTGAACTCCTGTAATCATTCGTCCGCTCAAGTGTAAATCGCTTAACTCATACGTTGGTGCTGTTCCTGTGTCCGCACGGAACGCCTGACTGTCGGGGCATAAATTCACTGATATAACTAATCCGTGCATAAGCGGTATAGGGTTTTGACCTAGAAATAACCCGCATGGAAGTTGAACCGAGAAAAAGGCATCAGTTCCATCTTTAACAATATCGAAATTATTTCCAATACTTACGGAACTCATACGCTGAACCGAATCAGAACTTAATAATTGATGTTCGCTCTGGGTAACTCCTAGATAAGAAGAAAGGAAACGCTGATAAAATTTAATTTCTTCTACTACTTGACTATTAGATGCTAATGATACAGTTAATCTATCGAAGAGCGAATACACGCCAAGCCTGGGGTCAAGGTTGGCAGTGTCGGCTGTGATTTCAGCACCTGCTGAATCTTTACACGTTAGTTTTCCGCATAGCCTAATAGATGAACCTTGTACTAAGGCATTTGGGTTCTGAGCCATTGTGAAGTTAATGAGCGGGACACCGCTAAATTTAACAATTCCATTGCTTGGATGATTAGATGGTAATAAGTTAAAATATTCTGACATTTTATTTATTTATTATAAATATTTTTTATTATAAAGAATTTATTTTATTAAAAGAATAGATTTTCAAAAAATCTATATTTTAGAAAATTACATTTACGCCCGATGTGGTAATTTCAAAGCGTCTTACATGGACTAACCAACAATTAAGAAGTTTAGATTTACTCGCAGAAGAACCATAATTTAAATTTAGTTGGAAATCTTTTCCTCTGGTATCATAAATTTGCCCTTCTAATGCTAATGCTCTTGGGATAATACAATTATGTTTAATATGTTCGAATGAATTACTCGGTATTCCTGCCATAATTACGGCTTTTTCTAATTCCGTTAAATATTGTCCGTCATATATCTCTAATGTTTGTTTAGTTTTTTCGGTTGATACAACTCTATCAGGTTGAAGTTTTGAATCATATTGCCATTGATAATTATTTAAGTGATCCCACGCTCCACTAATGCCATTTCTAAATCCGTTATATTGTTCTATGTTTGTTGCTATTCCTGTCGTTTGGTCGGTTACTGGAGCAACAAGTATAGCCTTAGCCATAGAATTATTAAGATTTAAATGTACTGTTGCGTTTAGGTCAGTTGCTAGAACTGAATGCCTATAATTCTGAGCGCATATACAATTATAAGCGACCTTCCCATTCTCTTTTAATGCCTTCATCATTTGGTTAGTATATGCTGGGGTTGTTAGTATTTCCTCCATTATCATTTCTACATTAGAAACTGTATAGGTAGGGGTTTTCGTTTGGTCGGCAAAACTAGTAGATTGGATATATGCCCCGCTGTCAATATCTCCGTCTGCATTGGCATAACTGGCAACTGTCAATTTAATAAATGCTCCGTCAAGTTCAATTGCTGTGATTGTGGTTTTTCCTGAAAGTCCCTCTATCTGGATACGTTCGCCTTTACAAAATGGAACTCTGTCGGCACTTACCATTTGATTATTAGCATAGGATAAATAAATTTCAGTTACTGGACTAGATGCTTGGGGGTATCCGCTCCAATCCGCACCCGCTCCAACGTGGGAAAGTTTCGGGCAATGGCTGGGATTTGTGGCATTTCTAAATAGTTTAAAAACACGTTCAGGTGGCGAAAGGATGAACTCCCAACGCATACCGCCCATAAGGCGATTAGGTACAATAGTTTTAGATGACATAATACCTGTTTTAAGTTTCAAGCATACCCTAACCTTATTATATGTTGCGTTTCCTGTTGCGTCTTTTCTAAAATAAGGGTTGAACTGCGTATTTTGAAATCTCGATTCATTAGTTCCATTCCAACTTCTCTGGTCTGGATTGTAGGCAACTACTCCCTCAGTTAAACCATCTTTATTAATACGTGTTTCTGTTTCACTGTATAAAGTTTGAATATTCGCCCAAGTATAATAATTAGGATACTCCTCAAGAAGCACTCCACCGCGGTTATAACATCTTACATCCTCTAGAAGAACCGAAGCCCCAATAAGGGGGTCTAATTGTACTAGATAATCATATTCTGGCGAATTAGTACTTATGAGTAAATCGAACTTTAAATAACTTTGTTGTGGGTCAAAGTAGTTTAAACTCTCATCAATTTCTACTACTATTTTCTGTCCTGCTTGGTATTCTAAACCATTTTGAGATACAAAAGAAATTGAATTCTGCCCTACTTTAATTTTTGGTTTTGAGGTAAAAATATTTGACATTTTATTTATTTATTATAAATATTTTTTATCGTAAAGAATTTATTTTATTAATATAGATTTTAAAAATAGATTTTCAAAAAATCTATGGCAAAACATCTATATTAAAAAGAACCGCTTTGTGTTATCATTTGTGCTACTGGGTGCGATACATTAGAGACAATGCCTAACGTTGCTAATGATGGGTGAATAACTGAACTCTGGGGTGTTGGTTGTTGTTGATTTGCTTTCTGCTGTGCTAGTTGTTGGGCTTGTGCTTGTTTTTCTTTGGCTTCTTTTTTCTCACCGAAGAAATCGAAGATGCCACCTGCTAAATCTAGCAAACCGCCTATAATCTCACCTCCTGGAACAACTGACGCCACATCACCCGCTAAATTTAAAACGTTAGATACGCGCTCCTCTGTATTGTCTCCTAAGGCATTCCAACCTTCCCCTTTTGCTAGTCCCTCAATATCACCTGCCCCTAATTCGAGTCCGCTTGCGATAGATAACCCTGCCCCAGCCTTTCCTATAATATCTTTTGCCACTCCTGACGCTGTTTTTTCTATATCTCTACCTGCTCCTTCTACTAGTGATTCCGCACCCTCACCGACTGCTTCACCGCTTGAAGTTAATTGAGTAATTGATTTTTGCGCTGGTGTTCCTGTTAAAACTTGCTTAGCACCTGCCACTGCTTGTTTTCCCATTGTTGCCACTTTATCGCCTAGAGTTGTTGATTCTTCTAATGCTCCACTGGTTGCCTCGGCGAGTGAGCCTCCACCTTCTGGGTCGGCATCAATCATTGCTCTCTGTAATCCTCCTGGACGATTTAAAGAACTAGCAACACGTGAAACTTGAACGGGATTGTCTAAGCCATTTTTTGCTAAATGCACTATATTTTTACCTAAATTATATGTTGCTTTTCCTCCCAATACTCCTGCTATATCATCTTCGCTTAATGGTATTCCACCTACTAATTCCTTTTTACCTCCTTCTGTTTTTATTTTCTGTTGAATACCTGTTATTTGGTCGGTTAAGTCTTTTTGTGTTTTATCATAATCTGTTCTACGTCTAATATTATTTGCTTCAATATTTATATTTTCTGATGCTAATGAATTAGATAATTCGTTTTGCGATGCTATAAGGTTTGAATAATAGGATGACATATTTATTTTTATTAAAGATTTTAAATTAAAAAGATTTTTTTTTATTATTTAATTATTTAACTTGATATTCAAAAGTTGAATATACAGTAATTGGATTATCTCTCATTTTGATATTCATATAATTATAACGTTTTCGTTCTGTTGCTTCATAATAATATTTATAAAAATCATCTTGTCCGTTTTCGAAGTTATCGCCGAATTCTTCCGCCATTTCTGATAACATTTTTTTATTGGGAATAGGATAACCTATTAAAACGTCTGTTAAATTGGAACGGCTGATTTTCGGCAAACTTTTGAAGTGCTGTAATGACAAAATAATATCTGCGTTAAAGTGTCTTGATTTGGTTATAAATGCTGTTAGTAATGAATTTTTTTTCATACTGGAATCTCCTATGCAATCATCAAAACAGCAACATATATGGGGCATTTCTGCTTTTGAATATTGTTTTTGACTATCTATTATTCCTTGTAATTTATCATCTGTATATACTGTATCGCAATCATAACGTTTCCGTAAAAATCGAGATGTAGAACATTGTTCTATTGTAGGGCTAAATATATATACTTTTTTATACATATCTTGTCCTAAGGCGTCTGGGTGAAGCAATAACCAACTTATAATCGTACTCTTCCCCGTTTGTCGTGGTGCGAATAATCCTAATACATATGGAGACTGGGGAAGGAACGAATGCACTTGTTTATATTTCTTTTCATTCTCATCTGGTTTTACTGGTGTTATTTTTAAACCTTGTATTTTTTCCATTTATTATATTATATGAATATAAATTTTTTTAATGTTTTTTTATTAATAGAACATTTTATTCTATTAATATTTATTTTTAAAAAATGTTATTGGGATAGAAAAAGACATATTTTTTATAGAAGGTTTTTTCCAATAAAAATTGTTGGTAAAGCAATTTAATATTTACCAATAACCCGCATATAAACCCTCTTCTGGGTCTTGAACTCTATTAATCATATTATTAATGGGATTGGGTAGGTCTTTTAATATTTTATTAGGTTCTTCTTTCGGGATTTTGGCTTCCTGTTCTTTCTTCTTTTTCTTTTTATTTGCTTTATATTTTTCAATGCTTTTAATTGCTATGGTTTCCATGAAGTCTTCTAATTCTTCTGGGTCGAATGACACTTTTTTTTTGGGGGTCTTGGTCTTGGTGGTCTTTCGTGTCTTCGGCTCTGGTGGCTCTTCCTCTTCTGGTTGCTCTTCTTCCTCTTCTGGTTGCTCTTCTTCTTGTTTTCTCTCCTCTGCTAACTTCTTTTTTCTTTCTCTCATTAATCTTAAATGTTCTAGTTGTTTTTTTCTTTTTTGGGTAGTCGTTGATTTTGGGGGTTTTTGGGCTTTTTCATTGACTATACCCTTTATATTTTTTTTATCAGTTTCAACTATTTCGCTTTCTTCTTCTTCTTCTTCATTTTCAGTCTCGTTCTCCTCTTCTTTTTTTATTGGGACTACTACTAATTTTTTAGGTGGTTCTTCTTCGCTTTCTTCTTCTTCACTTTCTTGTTGAACCTCAAACATATCATTTGAATTTATATCTTGAGTTGGTTCTGGTTCTGGTTCTATTATATCCTCTTCTTCTTCTTCTGATGTTATTAATTGTTGAGTTGTTTCAATTATTTGTGGCATTAATTCATCGGAGTTATCCATATCATCCATTTTATATATATAGTATATATTTTTTTATAAATATAGATTTTAAAAAAAATATATTTTGCCATAGATTTTTTTAAAATCTATTATGGTGAAATTATATGAAAACTTGCCGATGTTGAAGGTGCTAAATCTAATGCGTATCTTTCATCCTTCGTAACAATTGAAACATTAATAGAATTTATATAAATATCTTCGGCATTATTTAAATCTAAATACATTCTTTCGGGTGGTGTGTATGTTCTTACCCCGAGAGCGGTTGTACTATCTACATTTGATAAATCTGTAAGAATTGGGCTAATAATTTTGCTTACTGAGGCTGTTGATCCGTTCATTGTATAAGTAGAACCTAAATCAATTCTAATATATAATACATCATTATTATTTAGTGATATTCTTTCATTACCTAATATTTGCACTACTTGAAGTTCATTAACGGTCGTTTCTGTACCTTTTTTAAATCGTGGTAATAATCCAATTGCGCCATCTATTGTTCCTATTACATGGTAAAATAAATGTCTAGTATTATAAGGAATTATAACCGTACCCGCTGGTTCAAAAGTATATGATTTTGTATTATCAAAAGGTAAATAAGCATATTTAAAACCTCCATCGCCTGTAAATAAAGTTTCATCGAATTTATAACTCCAAAAATATTTTTCGGTTTCCATTTCATCAATTGTAGCATTTCCTAAATCAGAAACCTCCGTCGCTTCTTCGTCTGTTTGTCCGCTCGTCCAACTAATAAATGTATTATAATTGATACCTAAAAATTTAAATGATAAATCAAACAATGTAGATATTCCCGTTGAAGTTCCATCAAAGCCATTACTCCATAAATAATTACATATCCATCCTATATTACAATCTGATATATCAGTAACTCCGCCCGTGTTTATTGTAGTTGGGTATATGGGTTTATTTGTAATTGATAATAATTTAGGTTCTTCTCCTAATGTAACGGTATGAGTTCCTTTAATGGCAATCTTTGGCACTAATTGATAAGTATTATTTCCTATGGGTTTTAATTCTTCGGTTATTGTTTTTCTTACTTCTCCGTTTGAGTATATCTCAATTTTAACATTATTATTATCTACTATAAATTTTACGTAAGCGTCGGCGTGTGTGGCAACTGGTATTCCATAATTATACTCTTTCATTCTATATCTTGTATCTATTCCTGTAATTATCCTTTCTTCTTCTAATTCGGCGTGTAGTTGATATATTTTAAATTGTCCTCCCTCAGAACTTACAGCATAATCAAAAAAATCTATACCTTCAGGGCAATCTAGAATATCTCCGCCATCGTATGGGTGGAATGACATTTGCTGATATCGTTCGCCATCAGTTACGCGAGTTAAGCCTACAATAATATTATCATTTGAGAAATCGTATCTTATTGAGCCGTCGCTATTGTTTATGAAGTGGTCGAATTCGCCTACATTCCATTCGGCATCTCCGCCTGTGATTACTTGGGTTGTGTCATCATAACTAATAGAATTATTATCGGGATATTTTGTCAGAAATGTTGAAGTCTCGGGGAATGCGGGTTCTGCTTCTGTGTTGGTGTTTATTTCCCAATCAAAACTAATATTTTGAAAACTATTATTAGCATCAAAATTTGGGGTTACCGTCCAGTTTCCAGTGCGATAAAAATCACCGCCATAAATGGCATTTGGATTATTTAAATTATATTGTAGATTTTCGCATAATTGTGTCAATGAATACTCGCCGTCTGGTATTACTACAATCTGCGGGTAATTTACATAATTATTCATTTCTCTACTAGTTAATGATGCCGTTCTATCGGCTAGTAATGGCGATTTATTACCTGTTGTATCTGGCATATCTCTCATTTTAAAAACTTTCGTAGATGGCATTTCTACGCCATGATAAATAAAAAAAGTTTTAGGTTCAGTAAATCTAAAAAATGCATTTCTATTTATGGTTACATGATTTAAGGCGATTTTTGAACCCTTAGCAATTTTCATTGTTTGACTGAAATAATTTTGATAATCATACGCTCGTGAGTTTGCCTCACTGCTTTTTTGACTGGTTAGAATTAACGACATTTTATTATAACTAATATTTTTTTATCATTTGATTTTATTTTATAATTTAATTTAAATTATATTTAAAATCTATGATAATTTATATAATAAACGATGGAAAAATACGGAAAATTAAAAGACTTAATAAAAAAAGAAAAGCCTAATATTAGAGATATTACATTAGAAGCCTATTTGAAATATTTAATTAATTTACATAAGGATATATTTAATAGTAAAGAATTTACTTCTTTTAATTGGTTAAATAATTATGAAAAAGTAATGGATAGTATAAAAGAAAAATCATATTTAACGCAACGAAATATATTAAATGCTGTTATTGTTGCTTTAAATTCTGCTAATGGAAAACCTGAAGTTATTGATAAATATTCTAAATTACGTGATAATTTTAATAAGCAATATTTAGAAAATGTATCTAATGGAAATAATAAAAAACAAGAAGAGAATATGATTTCTAGGGATGAATTAGATGAGTATATAAATACTTATGAAAAGATTGTAAAAGTTAAAAAATGCCGTAGTAATAAAAATATGAGTGCAAAAGAATTAAAAGAATTTCAGATGTTCGTTATTTTGAAGTTTTATCAAAAATATCCCCTAAGGGCTGATTTAGCAACATTTAAATTTATTAATAGTGATGATGAAAAAGAAGATGGCGAAAATTATTATTTATGGGATAAAGGCATTATATTAATGAATACTTATAAAACTAGTAAAAAGTATGGTAATTATACAATCAATTTAGATAAAGATATTAATTCATTATTTAAATGTTTAATAAAAAAGAAAACTAATAAAAATAATAATTATTTAATTACAAAAATAAATGGCGAACCAATGAGTAAAAAAGAATTTAGTAATTTAGTTATTCAATTCTTTAAAACTAATTTTAATAAACGCATTGGCGTTACACTTTTAAGAAAGATTTATTTACAAAAATATAGCGATGTTAAAACTGAAATGGCAAAGGATGCTAAACTGCTCGGTCATTCCGTAGCAACTCAGCAGGGCATATACGTTAAATAATTAACAACACATAATAAAATTATACATACTCGCTTTGGTTTTTGTACCTCCGAAACCTTCGCACGTTCCCATATATTGTAATTGTTGAATATCGAAAAGTTGATATATTTCATTATATTTTTCTTCTTCTTGGTTTAGCATTATTTGTTTTACTTTATTATCTGGAATTTTAACGCCTGTAATATCTTTAATTATTTGAGAAAGTTTTTTTCCTGATAGTCTTTGATCTGAATATAATTTATCTGATGAAATTGTATCATTTGGTTTTATAAAACTTTGTAGTTCCATTAATTCGGGACTTATAAAATATAATGAATGTTCGCCTTTATTTCCTTTGGCTATTGAATTATTACATATCGCAATACATCTAAATAAAAAGTCATAATAAAAACGTTTATCTCCTAAATTACTAAATGGTGGATTACATACAATAGTATCAATATTTTTAAAATCATCTATTGGGATTTTTAAAAAGTTTTTATTTATTACATTTATATCTGGTTGTAATTTCTTTAATTGTTTCGCTAATGGTTCAATCATTTCTACTGCTGTTATTTTTGCTTTGGGGTCATTTTGTTTTATAAAATGAGTTATAGAACCTAAACCTGCCGTTGGTTCTAAAAACTCTTCGCTTATTCTCCATGTTGCGCTATTACTTGGTATTAATCTTGTTAAGCATTCTTTCGGTGTTGGGAAAAAATCGAAACTTTTTTGAATATCAATTATTTTAAAAATATCTTTTGCTATATCACTTTTTGGAAATTGTTTTTCAAACTGTCCCCTTGCTCTTTTATTTCCTTTTTTTGTTAATAAATCATTTAATGAATTATATAATTTATCTAATTCATCTTCTTTTTTTGGTTCTGGTTTCTTAGGTTCAACCTTTTTTGGGGCGTCAGTTTTTCCCTTTAGTTTTTTGATACTGGTTTTTTTTCTAATTCTTGTACCTGTTTTTTTCTCTTTTCTAATTTATCTCTTTGTTCCTTTTCTTTCATTATCATTATTCTTTCTACAAAATCCATTATTGTTTTTCTCTCTTCGCTTTCTTTAATAATTTTTGCCTTTATCATATTTTTTACAACCTTTCTTATTTTTGGTTTGCTTACTGATTTAGCATCTTTTACTAATTCATCTAAATCTGTTGTATCTATTAATTCTTTTAAACTTTTAGGTTCTGCTTTCTTTGGGGCTGTTTTCGATTTAGTGACAAAATCTGATATTACTGAATAAGATTCATTTAATTTTTTCAATTTTTCGCCCTTCTGTGTTTTTCTGATTTTCGTCGTAGTATTAACTAATTTATCAAATGTATTCATTTCAGTACCTAAATCTTTAAACAATTCATCAACTGTTTTTATTTTTTTATCTTTAATGGCTTTTGCTAAAGCATTCATTAGTCCTAAATATAAACTTATATTGGGAACTATTGCTGGTTTTTTTGGGGCTTTCTTTGGGGCTGGTATTTTCTTTTTAGATATTTTTATTTTTGGAATTGATGCTTCACGTGGTGGCAATAGTGGAACTGATGGGCGTATTTCATCCTCTTTATCACGTGGTGGCAATGGTGGTTTTTTTGGTTTAGGTGGTAGTTTTGGGGCTGGTGCTTTTTTTGGGGCTGGTGCTTTTTTAGGCATTGCTTTCTTTTTCTGTATTTGTTTTTGTTCCTCAATAAATTTTTTCTTTTGTTCTCTTTCCATCTTCTTTTTTTTCTGTTCTCTTTCTGCTTTTCTTTCTTCTGCTTTCTGTTTTTCAAGTGCCGTTTTTTCTGGTTTCTTTAATATATTTTCGGCACGTGCTAAGCTCACTTCTTGCATTCTTGGTCTTTTGGTTGGTATGATTTTTTGTTCTTCATGATTAATTTTAAATCCGTTAGTTTCTATTAATTTAATCAATTCATCACGTTTAATTCTTGGTGGAATAGTTATCGATTGTAATTTATTATGAGCCTTTACTAGTTTTCTTAATTCTGGTAATGTCAATTGTCCTTTTAATTTACCTGTTTTGTATGGCATTTTTATTATATTAAAATAAATTTTTTTATCGTTTTTTTATTTTAATACGTTATAATATGAAAAAAGACACCAAAATGAACCCCTATATGAAAACTGCCGAAATGAAACCCTGCGAATTCTGTAAAATGACACGTAAGGGTCATAATAATATTACAAGTATAATTGATGATAAAAATTTAAAAGTAGTTCAAAATAAAAATAATATTAGTACAAAAAAAATATTTGGTAGTGAAACTAAAAAAACTAAAAAAAATAAAAAATCTAAATATTAATTAATATGGATAATATACTTAACCCGAAAATTTACGAACAAGCTAAACGAGATGCTGATAATAGATATAAAAAACATTCGGCTTATAAATCAATGTATATTAGTAAGCGTTATAAAGAATTAGGCGGTAAATATAAAACCGCTAA